GAAAAACGACGTAGCGCACTTGATGCAGAAGAAGCACAACGCCTGAAAGACATCGAGGCTGCTGGCACCGCTTTCTCCGATCGTGAAGCGCGTCTCAAAGAAAAGCAAGGCCGTATCGACGCGCAGGAAAAAGACCTTGGCGCAATGGCTTTGATGCAGGCCGGTTTTGCCATGATGAGCGGGACTTCCCCACACGCACTGGCCAACATTGGTGCTGGCGCTACTATCGGTATGAAGGCTTATCAAGAAGGTCTGGACAAGATCGAGAACGCCAAGGACAAACTGGACGATGCGTTTGGTCGTATCGAGGAGTTCCGTCGCAACGAGCAGATGATGAACGCCAAGGAAAAACGGAAGTACCTGCGTGATATTGGCGACACTTTTGCCGAAGCCGAGAAAATGAGCGTCAGCGCAATCGAGAAAAGCTGGGGAGCCAGCCGAGATGATGCGCGTACTATTTACAGCGGCGTGTTGGCAAACAGTCGTGAACTTGCAACACAGAAATTCCAAGCTGGCGAAAACGCAGCTAACCGGGCAAACACACTGGCCCAGACACGCCTTGCTGCTGAGCTACGTCCCAGCCCAACGGCTATGTACGAGTCATTTGCTGATCCAAACAGTAAAGCCGCAAAAGGACTGGCCACTTACGCAGGAATAATGGGGCCAGAAGCCAAAGGGGAGCAGTCAAGGATTAAGTACTGGGAATCTATGGAGGGCGGCTTTAAGCTCAACATGATGGCAAACTCCAAAGACCCAGACGAACGTGCCCGTGCTCAGGCTATTAAAGCCCAGCTTAAAGCCGCCAGTCTACCCGGAGCAGTCCGCGTTCCAGACGCATTGCCTTAATGGCATAATTAAAGTACCCCCAGCAAGTTCGGCCTTGTTGGGGGGACGTGATTTCTAGCCGCACAATTTGGATGCATCATGCCTTTAGCGCTACCTTTACCAGACGGTCGTTTTGTGACTATTCGGGAGGGCGAAACGCCCGAACAAACATGGGCGCGAGCGCAGAAGATGTATCCAGATGCATTTGCTGCAAAGCAGGCACCAGCAGCACCCCCAGAACGTACATGGGGCGAAGCTGCATCTGACATTGCAGCCAGCGGCAAAGCTGGTATTGGTAGCTTGCTCCAGTTTCCGGGGCAGATGTATGGCCTTGCAACGGGCGACTTCTCGCCTACGGGTTTGTACGGATACGGCAAAGAACTACAAGAGCGCGGCCAGCAGGAAAAATCCGCCGCTTTGCGTGCCAAAGAAGAAGCTGCCCAACAGCGCATCCAAGAAGCCGAAAAACAAGGCCAGCTAAACGCGTTCCTTACCAGCATTGGTGAGACAGTCAAAGACCCTGCGCTGCTGTCCTCGTTCATAGCGGAGCAAATTCCATCCCAGTTGCCGTCATTGGTGGCGGGTGTTGCTACTCCGGCCATGTCAGGAGAAGTCGCCGCCCTGCGGCAGACGGCCAAAACGCTGGGAACAGAAGCCGCCCAGAAAGCTGCGTTGGAAGCAGCGGTCAAGAAAGGTTCTGCTGCCGCCGTGGGCATGGGTGCCGTCCAGCAAGGCGCTGATATTGGTACAGGCGTCTACGAAGACATGTACAAAAAGCTCATCGAGCAAGGTGCCACGCCCGATAAAGCTGCGCAGACCGCCATCAATTACGCCCGAGCAACTGGTGCAGGCGCTGCGGTTATCTCTGTACTGGCTCAGCGTTTGCCCGGTGCAAGGACTTTGGAAGAAGCGTTTGCAGGTAAGCGCGGTACGGCGGGGGCTATTACTGGCTTTGGCAAAGGTTTGTTGGGCGAGGCTGGCAGCGAACTGACCGAAGAAACAGGCGGCAAGTTTTTGCAGAACTTGGCCATGCGCCAGATCGACCCCACCCAGTCACTGACCGAAGGCCTTGGCGCTACAGCCGGACAAGCGGTTATTGGTGGTGGCCTGCTTGGTGGCGCAGCAGGTGCATACAGCGGCATGCGCGGCGAAGGCCCAGCCAAGACCCCCCAGCAGACAGAAGTCGAGCAAGCCCGTGCTGAGGAAGAGGCGCGGCTCCAGAAAGACCGGGAGTACAAGGCAAGCCCTGCCTACTTGCAAGACGTTGTTGCGCAGTACGAAGATTTGGCCCAGCAAAAGAAAGACTTGGTTGGCCAGAAGAAAAAAATTGAGAAGGGCTCCCTCACCGAGGACGCTGACAAGGCGTTCAACAAAGACATCGAGACCCAACTCAAGGCGCTGCAAAAGCAGATTGACCCGTTGGCCAAGGACTACTACCAAGCCAAGTCATATGTTACCCAGCAGGCAAAGCAAGCTGAACTTGCTGGCATGACTCCGCAGGAGTACATGCTGCAACAGATGGGCGTAAAGCCCTCAGCAGCCAAAGTAGAACCTGAGAACGAGTGGGTTACGCTGGCTACTCAAAACAAACCTGCCAAGGTTGAGCCTTCGGACGCCGAGAAATATATGCTGGGGCAGTTCCAAGCGGCCCAAGGACTGGTAAGTGATCTGGGCGGGTATGCAGACTACATGATGCAAGACCCCAAGATGGCTGCGCAAATTGTGCAGAACCGTTTGAAAGTTCCGGGGCTCACCACTAGCGAAAACAACACGCTCCTGTCGGGCATTTCCTTGCGGCTTAAAGATCAAGAAGCCGCTGCACGCGATCTAAACAAACAGGAACTTGAAAAACGGCAGGCAGACATGCAAGCGCAGAAACTTACTGCGCCAAAAGACCAGATGGCGTTGTTTGCCCAGTCCACAGAGGATGTGGAGAAGCTGCGTGCCGAGGGCGAGACAAACTTTGACTACCTTGACCCAATGTTTGAGAAGGCGTTGTCGGGCAAGCAGCCGGTAGTCCAAGTAAGCGACGCAGTTAAGCCCACGGACAAGGCCCCCCTGATCCGTCAGCAAGTAGAAAGCCTGATGGAGACGGCTGACCAAGCCGACAAAGATTACCAGACAGCACGAAGCGCCAACCAGCCCGACGCTGCCCGCAAAGCATACGAGCGCGGCAACCAAGCCATTGCGCAGATCAACACGCTAAGCAAAGAAGGCGGCGACTACGCCCGTGAGTTCTTGTCCGCACGCCGAGCACAGAACAACGCAATGGCGCAGCTTGGTGATATTACCGAGCAGCTACGTACTGGCCAGACGCTGGGCGGTACCAACAAAGAGATGGCCGCTTCTACCGAGCAGTCACTGACAAACAAAGCCAACCAAGTCCGCGCACAACTTGTTGCTGCCACGCTACAAGAAGCAGCTATCCACCGCCGTGCCGCAGGCAACCCTGCGCTCACCTACGACGAAGCCATCAAGGCCGCGTCTGTAGTTCATGATGCCGTCAACGACTGGGTGGAGCGCTCGAAAGTAAAGAATACGCAGCCCACGTATGAAGACGTTGTTGTGCAGCCTGCGCAGATGCGCGCAGACAAGATTGTCCGCCCTGCCGTAACAGAGCGTCGTCAGGTGTCTCCGGGCACACAAGCAATTAGCCCAGCAGAAGCCAAGCACTTCCAAGCCCGCGTGCTTGCAGCACGTAACCAACTGATTGCACCCCCGCAAGGATTAGGCCGTCGCATTGAGACCGGCATACTGAAACGCCAGTTTGCTGCACAAGAAGCAGCCAAGACAGCCGAGGCCCGTGGAGAAACTGCCACCACGCTGGCAGGTGAGTTACGCCGCCGTACGGAGTACGTGCGCGACAAGATGGCCAAGATGGGTGCAATGCGCCCTGCTGCCCGTGATGCGCTCAACGCCGCCGCTGACGTTATGGATGCGGGCAAAGCTACCCGTGACATCCTTGATACTGTTGAGCCAGTCGTTGACGCCATAGTTTCTGGCCGCGATGTTAAGCAAGTAGACATCCAAGCTATCAAAGACGCGCTGGCGGCAACAAAGCCCACAGCCGTGGAACAAAAAGCAGCAGGTCAGGCTGCGCTGTTCCCAGAAACCAACGAAGAGTTCGGTTACATCCGTGCCACTGCGGCCAACTTCGCCAAGTCGCCGCGCATGAAACCTGTGTGGGAAGCGCTGGACAAAGCCCGCGCCCTGTTTAAGAAGACCGAAGCCGCTCGTGCGCAGCGTAGTGCCACGGTAAAAGCACGCACGCGTGAGTTGGAGAACTTGCAGTCGCGCATTGAGAACATTACCAAGAGCGCTGAGTTCATTGCTGCCCGTCAAGAAAAGTGGACTGCGGAGCAGTTGGCAAATACTTTTGCGGCTGAAAAAGGTAAAGGCCTGAGCCCGACAGAACGTACCGAGCTTATTAAAGACGCTTTGAGGACAGTGAGCGAAGGTCGCCGCCTTGATGATTTGGACAATCGCTTGCTTGGTTTCATGCAGGACACCAACAAAGAAATCAGCGATGCTGCCAAAGAAATGCATGAGAAAACCGCGCCGCTACGTGACGCGGTAGCGGCTATTAAGAAAGCGATGAAAACATCGCCCGTGGTGACGGCTGAAGAAAAAGCAATGCTCGCCCATGAGGATGAGATTAAAAAGCAACGCGGCGAATACCAGCGTGCTACAGAGCAGGCGATTGCAACAGCACGCAAGGATATGGAAACCGCACGCGCTGCGCTGCTTGACCCCTTGATTAAACAAACGTCCGATGCACTGGCCAAAGCTGAGTCCACGCTGACCAAAGAAAAGAAAGCGTTGGAAAAGTTCAAGGCAGATTTTGAGGGCCCGGTTGAAGGTAGCCCGCAAGTTAAAAACGAAATCAGAACCTACTTCCTGTTCAAGATCGAAGAAAAGCAAGACGTTATTGCTGACTTGACCGGGCAGATTGAAAAGCAGAAAGACGATCTGGAAGCTTTGGTTGCGCAGCGTTACGAAGAAATGGACGGGGCCGCTGCCGTAGCGCAGGCCATGCTGGACAAAAACGTCAAGACCGAGCGCACATGGTTGGAGATGTTGGAAGCCCAGTTGGCGTTTGTCCGTGGCGATGACGTGCTCAAGAAAGCAAGCTCATATCCGTTTGCTGCGGAGCGTGCCCGCATAAACGCCAAGAATCAAACGCAGGTGGTTAAGGCCGCAGAGAAGCGTGCTGAGGAGTTCAAGGCAGCAGCCAAGACCCAGCAGCAGGAAATGGAAGAGTTCTGGCAAGACAAGTTTGGCGGCGAAGGTATCAAGGTTGCCCGCAAGAAAATTGGCGGCGAACAACGCAAAGCGTACGAAAAAATTGAAACCGATATTGCCAAGCAAAAAGAAAAAATCGCAGATATTGAAGCGGCGCTTGAAGGAACTTTGACAAAGCGCGATCGCAACGCCAAAGAAACCGCGCTCAACAAAGCAAACAAAGCTCTGACAGCTTTGCAAAAAGAAGAGCGCGAGTTCTCCACACGTTTCTACGAAGTATCCAAAACACTGACCAAGGAAGAAAAAGAAGCCAAGCGTTTGCAGGAAGCAGGCATCCAGTCCGCAATGCGTCTGGATAAGATTGAGCGTAGCGACTTGGTTAAAAACGCCCAGACAAAACTGTTGGCTGACCAGATTGCAGACCGCCTTGTGCAGTTGGAAGAAGTTCCCGGCTCCAACGACATTGATGAACTTAGAAAAGTACTTGATAGCGACAAGTCCACCGAAAAAGAAATTATCAACGCCCAAGTACGTATTGGGTTGTTGCAAGAAATAAAAGCGTTGGAAGCACAGGAAGAAGTTCTGAGCGAAGGTAAGCCACGCAGGAAACAAGGCCCCGCTACCACGCTTAGCAGCAGTGCTCTGGCCAAAGGCAAACCGTTGCGTACTGGGTTTGTTAAGGTTTTGGAAAAAACATCCGAAGCCATACGTGCTGAAAAAGAAAGCGGTACGTACGGCGAAGAGCGCTTTACTGGTAGTGACCTTGAGGGTGCCAACTTATTCTTTGGTGGCGAAGATCGTTTCTTCTCACGCGGCAAACCTGCTGAAGGCCAGACAGTTGCGTCGCTCAAAGAAGAACTGCGCCAAGTCATGGGTGAAAGTGTCACAAGTCGTGGTAACGTAAAAATCTACCAAAACGTAGAGGACTACATACAGCAGCAAAAACCCGAACTGCAAAACGCGCTTCGCCAACAAATTCCACCAGACGCCAAAGGTTTTGCGCAAGGGAAAAAAGCTGTTTTGTTTGCTGAGAATATTGGCAAGGGCCACGGGCTGGGCGTGCTGCTCCACGAAATCGGCGTACACGTAGGCTTTCGCAACTTCTTTAACGAAGGCCAATACAAGGCGCTGGTCAACCAAGTCAAACAATGGGCAAAGCGTACTGACGGCTCCATCGAAGAAAAAGTTGGTAAAGCCGCGCAGCGCCGCGTTGAGATGGCTAACACAGACGAATCGCAAGTCGATGATGAGTTGCTGGCCTACGCCGTAGAAGAAGCCGTTCAGATGGGCGTTAACCCGGAAGGCATTAAAGGTGGCTCAACGTTGCGCAACTGGTTGAACATGGTTGTTGCGGCGTTCAAGAAAGCGCTTAACTCTTTTGGTATCAACCCCACCAACTTGCAAGCAGGCGACTTGGTTAACTTTGCCTACGGCTGCGCCCAGTTGGAACTCAAAGGAACATGGCATGGCACTGGCGCTAAATTCAATCAGTTTGATTTTGCGTATATGGGCTCCGGCGAAGGTGCGCAAGTGTTTAGTTGGGGCACGTACCGCGCTCAACGCAAAGGTGTAGCAGAAAGTTATCAAGATACAGAAGCAAGAAAACAAAAAAGGGTGTGGGAAAAACTTCCAGAAATAGTTGCGTGGAAAAAAACCCAAGAGCCAACTTTTGATGGGCACACCGCAGAAGAATTTTCCGCTTTTGCAGAAAACACTGCAAACAAAAATAAAAAACTTGGCGGAATACCGCACGAGTACGCAGAAAAAATGTCTGGCATGCTTTCAATGTTGGAGTCAACGCAAGATGACATGTTTAATTTTTCTCCTGTAGAAGAGTGGAAAAACATACTAGAACAAACTAATTACGGAGACACGCTTTCTCCTGCTGAAAAAACTTTTCTTAGTAATTTGAATTTGGCAAAATTAGGAATACCAAGCAATGAAATTTTGTATCGAGGACATACGTGGATGGACGTGTGGTTGAAAAAAAACGACCCCACAAACCACGCCGCAGCGGATGTTTTAAGGTGGCTACAACACAAAAACAAAGACGCCGTAACTTTAAAAACAATAGCCAAAGCTATTGAAGAAAATACTAAAGACGCAAAAGAAATTGTTCAACTTTTTGCTGACGAGCCTAACGGCCATATGTATAAAGACGCACAACAGTTTTTAAAAGGTGTTGAACAATTAAGCGCAGAAGACTTTACTTTTAACCCGCCCACCGCGCCTCCAATCCCAGCGCCTACTGGGTATATGGTGCGGACGCTGCACACACGCCCTGAGAATACGTACTTGTTGTGGGATGAAAAAGTTGAAGACCAGTCTGCGCATGTTTATGACGCGTTGAAAAAACTTTATGAAGATATGCCACTTGCCCAGCGGCAAAAGTTTTTGAGGTTGCTTCAGGTAAAAGGTGCTACTGGCGCAGAGTTTTATGAAACGCTTGCGGCTACTGTTGAAAGTAAACGCGTAGCTTCAGAACTAATGGCTGCGTACGGCATATCGGGTAATAAGTTTTTTGATTACAGCCGCACCAATAAAGATTTAAGTAAACGCAGCTATAACTACGTTGACTTTTTTGACAAAGACGAAGGCGCTCAAATTATTGCGCACAACCTTGAGCCTATTGGAGTAGACAAAAAAACAATATTCCTGTCCCGCAAAGCCAAGTACAACAACCCTGAGTTTGAGGACGCCAGCAAGGTCACCAGCCGCATCGTTGCGCAAAACCGTTCGTGGTGGGACAACATAAAAGCTAATGCTACCGGGCTGGCTTTTGAGACACAGCTTGTTGATCGCTATGCTGGTTTTGAGCGCTTAGCCAAGTACATGGAGCCGCTCAAGGGCTCCCAGATGCTGTTCTATCTGCGCCAGTATGACCAGCGCATGAATCTTGTGTCACAGTCCGTAGGCAACGGTGCGCCAACCCTTGTGGAGAAAAAACGCAAGGACGGCCAGATTGAGCGCATGGTTGAAAGCAAGGAGGGCGCAAGCCTTTCGGGCGTGGTCAACACGTTGAAAGACGCCAAGCAGTACATCGGTAATGGTGAGGCTGTGAACCAGATGTTCACCACATATCTGGCTGCGCTTCGTGCCGACAACAAAGGCATCGACTCGTTGAACTTTGGCAAAGACAAGAACGGCAACCCGATTGTTACGCAGGCTGATCTGGACAAAGTTAAAAAGCTGGTCGATGGCAACAAAGACTTGAAAGCCGTCTTCAACAAAGCCCGCAGCGAGTACAACGAGTACAACCGCAACCTGATTAAGTTCCTTGTGGACACAGGTGCGCTTGACCAAGCCACCGCAAACAGGCTTGTCCGCGAAGATGATTACATCCCGTTCTATCGGGAGCGTAACGGCGTGGCCCAGTTGCTCATTGGTAGCGAGTCGCCCATCTACATTGGCAGCATCAAGGAGCAGCCGTACTTGCAAGAGTTGGTTGGCGGTGAGCAGCCTATCCTTGACTTCATGACTAGCTCGGTGCAGAACACCAACNNCAATCATGCACACCGAGAAGGTAAAGATCGGCAACAAGGAGTTTGAGACAGGCGTACCCGCCGACATTTTGGTCAAAGGCATGGAAGGTATCCCCACCCAGATGCCGTTCCTGCTCCGCGCTATGGCTGTCCCGTCGCAGCTTTTGCGCAAAGGTATTGTGCTTAGCCCGTTGTACCAAGGCAAGCAGTTGTTCCGTGACTCGTTGGCCGCTCCCATCATCTCGGGCGCTGACTTTTTGCCCGTCATAGGCGCACTGAAGGAGCTACGCGGCCCAGCCAAACGTGATTTGGAGAAGCGCGGCATTGTGGGCGGACAGCAGTTCAAGGGCACCAGCGAGGACTTAAGCAAAATCCTGCGCGACATTGCTGATGACAAGCCGGGCTGGATGCAGGCTTTGGGCAAGCTGGAGTCTGCTGGTATGGAGGCCGATGCGCTTACTCGCCGTGCCCAGTACAACAGCTACATTGAGCAGGGTTTGTCCGAGATGGAAGCTACGCTGATGGCGCTGGAGTCCATGAACTTCAACAAGCGCGGCGCTTCTCCCAGCATCCACGTAGCCAACGCTTTGATTCCGTTCTTCAATGCGCAGATTCAAGGTCTGAACGTGATGTACAAGGCCATGACTGGCAAGATGCCGTTCAACGACAAACTGCGCATTCGGGAGAAGATGTTGCAGCGTGCCGCCCTCATGGCGGGTATTACTCTGGCCTACGCCGCACACATGGAGGACGACGAAGCCTACAAGAACGCCACGCCTGACCAGAAGTATGGCAACTGGTTTGTGAGAGTGCCGGGTGTGGACGAGCCTGTGCGCTTGCCTGTGCCGTTTGAGGTTGGCTACCTGTTCAAGGCGCTGCCCGAGGCGCTGTACAACTCCATGACCACGGAGCATGGCGGCGAGGAAGCAGTCAAGGCGTTCAAGCAAATCCTGCTCCAGACTGTGCCGGGCGGTTCGTCGTATGGCATCCCTCAGTTCTTCAAGCCTGCCATTGAGGTCGGTCTTGGCAAGTCGTTCTACACAGGCCGCGACATACTGTCAGCGCAGGAGCAGCGCAAGCTGCCCGAGGAACAGTACCGCAACAACACCACCGAGGCCGCGAAGTATGTCGGTAGTACCTTGGGTATTTCCCCGATCAAGATCGAGGCGCTCATCAATGGCTACACAGGCACCTTGGGTCTGGCGTTCATGCAGGCGATCAGCCTTGGCGTGCCCGTGGGCGAGTCCCCTGAGAAAGCCGTCAAGCGTCTGTCTGAGTACCCCGTTGTTGGCGGCGTGTTCCAGCCCAACGATGCAGGCGGCATCATCAACTCGGTCTACGAGCGCATGAACGAGGCCGAGCAAGTCCGCACAACTGTGCGCAGCTTGATGCAGGAGGGCAAAATCTCCGAGGCCAACGCCTTGCTGGAGCGGCGCGGCAATGAGTACATGCAGGCTGAAATATCGGATGTGTTCAAGTCAAACATGAACAAGCTGACCCAAGCCGAGCGTGCAATCAATGCGTCCGACATGTCCCCGCAAGAAAAGCGTGAGCAATTGGACGAGATCAGGAAGATGAAGATCGGCTTGGCAAACGCGGTACGTGAAATTTCCGATAAAACCATACACCTATCTGGTTTTGTTTGATACCGACAATTGCCTGTGCATTGATTCGGTGAGGGAGCGCGGCTCTGAGGCCTAGCTCCCTCACCTTTTCAACGTCCAGCCCCGGTACAAAGAAGCCTTCACCCGGCCTTAGCTTCGCCCACGGATAGATTATTTCCATCAAACACTTCTTCCATAAAGGTTATATGCATCACGTTGACCCGCATCAGCGGGCCGTTGGTACCGCCCAGCATATTTTTCTTGATGTAAGACACCTTGAACGAACCTTCCATCTGCGTCTTGAACTCGTCATACCCGAAGCTCATGCTGACGCAGTGCTTCTTCAGTAGCTGCTCCTCAAGGTAGAACTCGCGGTAGCCGGGGGTCAGCATGCCGTGTTCCACACGGCCAAGCACTTTGGCGCGGGTAATCGACCTGTCCACAATGTCGCCGTTGTCGCCCCACGAGGCCAGTATCTTGCCCTCCAGCCGCTTGATGACGATGAAGCTGCCGTAGTTGTCGCCGATGTACGCGTTGAGCACATCCTCTGCCGTGCGTACGCTGCTCTTGACCACGCTGCGGGCTTTGTCCACAAGCAGTTTGAGCGCCGCTATGACCTTGTTGATCTCCACGTCCAGTATGCCAGCGAACTCCTTGCGCAACAATATCGCCGAAGCCGCCGTGGTTGTGCAGCCTGCGTGCCAGTACCGCTCGTCGTCTGTGAACCGCATGACTTTCTTCAAGTGGGCATGCACCTTGGCCACCACCTCTGCCGCTGTCTTTTGGTTGACCACCAGCCAGCGTATCCACGCTTCTCCAGCCACGCCGTAGCTGCGTTTCATGTTAAGTAGGGCGGTGCGCTCCTCGCTTGTCCACACCAGCTTGACGTGGGGGTTCCACTCCAGCATGCGTAGGAGTTCGCCGTTGGAGCTAAATTTGCGTGCCCCAGCCATGTAGTCAGTCAGCTTTTCGTTCGACGTAGTTGTACAGGTTGTTTTCCATGATGTGTTGTTCAGACGTTCCTTGTTGGCTCCAGACTCCATGCGCTCCTTGCCCTGCGCTTCAGCAAAGTCAAAGACAAACGTGGGCATCCACTCCAAGTCCGTGCGCTGCGTGGCGGTGATCTCGTCGATCAGGAGCGGCATGCTGTTGAGCAGGCCAGCCCTTTGCTGCATTGCAACAGGGGATGTTCCCTTGCCTGTGCGGTAGCGTAGTGGGTGACCCCACACGCCAGCCTTGGCGCTTAGTACCAGCGACTTGCCTGTACCAGACCACTGCGAAGCGATGTGCCAGACAAAGCCTTCGTACTCCGTGAACCGCATGAGCGGCGCACCAAAGGAGTCCAGCGCGATTGCCAAGTGTGTGTCCATCCCCGCTTTCTGCACGAAGATTTTGTTCCACATGTCCTGCCAGTCAGCCAGTGAGCCGCTGCCAGTGGTGTTGCGGTTGATGTTTTCGAGGCCGGGCATGGGCACCCTAGTCTCTTTGCCGTCCGCTGTGAACACGCGGTTGTTGTACACAAACGAGTTGTTGGCTTGCCAGCCGCATTGGTACGGCACTTCGATAGGTCTGCGGTTCTGTGACGCATCACCCACACAGGCGCGGACGTACTCGTACAGGGTCTTGTCGTGCCCCGCAAAGGTAGACACCACGTTCTGGCTTGCCAGCGCCTTGAGCGTCTCGTCCTTGCTGACCACGGACTTCTGCGGGATGTTGAACGTCTGCACGCCTTCGGGGCGCACAGCGGCCATGTGGACAAGGTGGTCGTTCTCCATCTTAAGCAAGTCAACCACAAACAAGTCGTACGGAACCAACTGAATATTCTTCTTGGTCTTCTTGCCTTCCTCGTCCTCTTCCAGCTTCGTGCAGTACACGCCGCCTTTCTCGCCGTAGCTGTAGCCCCTTGGGGGCAGCGGGCGCATGACGCTTGGGGCTAAGGGTAAACCCGAATCCTCTGGCTCGTACGAATCCTCTGAGTCAAGCTCCGTCTCGTCAAACTCCTCTGACGGCGGCGCGTCCAGCATGATCTCCTTGACGGTGTTGTCCGTCTTGATCTCCCGCCCCAGTATCAGAGGGTTGGTGATCTTGCCCCAGTGCGGGCACTTGGTGCAGATGCCGGGGTTCTCGCTGTCCATCTTGACGCAGGGGTAGGGCCCCTTGATCTCGAACATTTTCTGGTGCATGCGCTCATGGGAGTACGGGTGCATGTCGGACAACCAGATCGCTTTGTCCTGCCCGTCCTCACACACCTTTGCCCATGACAACAACCCCCGCCAGACAGGTTCTTTGCCGTCATCCTGCGCCGTGGCGATGTAGTCCGCTATCTGCCCGCAGTGCTGCTCAAACCCACTGAACAACGTGTAGCTGTCCTGAATCAGTTTGACCTGCCCTGTGGTGGTCGCGGTCTTGGGGCGCTCGCCCTCCAGCGTAGTCTTTGCCGCCCTGCTAGGCGTGGGCGGCACGGAGTCGATCAGCTTCTCATAGACCAGCGGGGAGAACTCCGAGAAGTCGAACAGGTCGCCTTTCTGCACTATGCGCACAGGGCGCGGCGAAGCGTACTTCTTCTTGTTGTTTGTCGTGCCGGGGACACGCAGAATCCGCGCAGCATCTGCCGACACCGCCATGTCGATGACAAAGCCTTCCTGCTTGCACAACCGCTTCAAGTTCTCGGCAACGGGTTGCCAAATGGCAACAGGCAGTTCGTCTTTGAGCGGCCAGTAGCAATGCAGCCCGCCACCGGAGTCCACAATCCACGGCGTACCAAGCTCGTCCAGCCCTGTGCTTTGCAGGAATTTAATCAGCGCATCAGCCGCCGACTTCTTGGTCGTGTACCCGTCCAAGTCAACAAAGAACGCCTTGACGTACTTGGCTGTGTCGGAGCCGCGCTTGTTGTCGAAGGTGGATACGGCAAAGAAAATGTCGCAGTTGTCAGCCTTCCACGCGTCTATCTTCGGTATGAGTTCATCAATTGTCTCCGCATAAAAATGTTCTTTCTTCTTTGTGAGTTCTACCGCGCAATAAAGTCCAAGACCTTCAGACGGCAAAACCACCGCTAAAAACTCAGCGGGTGTCATAACTGTCCTTTGGATTATTTGAAGTCGTCTGTCGCGTGTTCTACGCCCTGCTCAAAGCCTTCTTCAAAGCCTTCGTGGAATATGTTCGTGCGGTTGTCTATTTCCTGCGCAAGACGTTCAGCCAAAGTTTTAACCCAAGCGCCGTCCAGCTTGTCATACCCAACTGTGTGCGCGTACCGAAGCAGTTCCTCATTACTCAAGTTGTCAGGTTGAATGCCTTGCATGTTTTACTCCAAGCCTCGTCGCCAGATTTTGACGACTGCAAAATTTTGAGAAGCGCCTGTACCGCAGGGCGGTAGGCAACGAAGACTTCCCCGCCGTGGAACCAGTTGTAGACAGACTGACGCGATGCGCCTGTTGCCTTGGCTACCTTGATGGCCGAGAAGTTGTGGTGTGTAGCCCAGCGCCCGAGTTGGTTGCCCAACGTCTTTGGCGCTTGACCAATCCGTTTAATGGTTTGTACTGAGTAGGCCATGATTGAGGGGCCGAAGCCCCACCTCCTTATTCCTCGTCCCAGTCATCAACCATTGCAGCAAGCGAGGACTTGGCCTTGGGCACTGCGTTGGGCTTCTTCTCTTCCTTGCGCACCACTGGCTCCTCTGTTTCTTCAACAGGCTCTGTTTTGGGCTTGGCTTTGGCTTTGGGCGGCGGGGGCGGTGCTTCGTCTTCTTCAGCCACCTTGGGCGCTGCCTTGGGCTTGCTGCCCGGCACAGCGAGGGGAGCGGCCACGTTGTCCGTCTTTGCCACCGTCATGGTGATCGCCTTGACCGCTGTGTCTGTCTTGCCTTGCTTCTGTGCAAGCTCGTACTCGTCGTCGGTCAGCCAGCGCATGGTCTTGAAGAACAGCTTGGGCGACTGGGACTTGGTGTCGAACTTCAAACGCGTGACAACCATCGAGGGGTCAATGTCCTGCGCCACCAACCAGCGTGCGTACGCTTGCAACGGACGGTTCTCACCATCGTCTTTACCAAAGATAGACGTAGCGGGCAGGGTCAACTGCATCACGTTGCCTTCGATGTCGTTTGCCAGCACCACAGCAAGACGCTGTTGGTAGCGGCATGCACGGCTGTTGTTTTGGCCTGAGCCTGCAATGTTCTGCGGGCAACCTTCGCACTGGGTGTGCTGGGGTGTGTTGGCCTCGGGGCTTGGGGTCTTGCCGTCAGCAGACCAGCACTCAGGAGCAGCCGCCGAGTTGGCGTCATAGCTCTTGGCGTAGAACACGCGTCCGATTTCGGGAGCGGCATTGACCACCACTACGTCGAGGTAGCGCTCGTCGATAGCAGCGATTTCTTTGCCGCCATCAATCAGACGGAACACGCCGCCCTTGATGCTGATACGTTTGCCACCACCGCCTGCACTGCCCCCCGTCAAGGCTTTAGCGATGTGTGATAGTGCGCCGCGATTTTTAGCAAATGCGGGTGTTTGTGCGGGGTCGAAAAGAGCAACTGCGCCCATGTGATTCTCCAATTACTTAGTGGGTTTACGAACAGAAATGGCATACTCCGTCATGGAGTTCAAGCCAGCGGGAACTAGACCGGGGTTTTCCTCAAGGAAGTGAGCCATGTTGCCCTGAGCAATGCGTTTTTCAAGCAAGTCCAGCGCGTCATGCTCCTTGATAAATTCCTTGAAGGAATCCCAGTCCTGTGTGTTGTAGCGCGTCTTTGTAGACAGCACCACAGTACCTTGATCGGTGCGTACAGACGACACGCCTAGTGTCAGCATCCAATCCTTGAGGGCGATCTTCACGGCGTCTTGTTGTCGCTTAATCTCCTCAACTTCGTTTTCATACGCTTGGGTCAACTCTTGGATGCGTTGCTGCATCTTGCGGTAGACCTTGGCCAGCTTGTCCATTGGGACATTGGCCATCGAAACGGGCTCCGTTACCGGAGCATCATCCTCATCATCAATTTCAGACATCTGCTTCTCCTGTTATTTTGTCCAAGGTTTAACATCATACACGGCAATTTTGTCTTTGCAACTCCTTTCTTAAATATTTTTTACTTCGCTGTCGTACATGCCGACAAGCAGGGCGTGGTCACTTACCTTGGCGTCCATTGCCTTGAAAAGTTTCTTCTCGATCGGGCTGGACTCAATGTGTACCACAGTGACTTTATCAGAGTCCTGCCCCTTGCGGTCAGCCCGCGCAATGCACTGGACGTACTGCTCCACGCTCATCAGGGGGCCGTAGAACACCACGGTGTCAGCGGCTGTTAGGGTTATCCCGTGGGCGGTGGCCTGCGGCTGCATCACCAAGACGCGGATGTTACTCGTAGTCTGGAAGTCGTTGATGATCTGCCCGCGCTTGGATGCCGTCACGTCACCATGAATTTGTCCCACGGCGTAGCCGTGCTTGGTCAGGTGGTTGACTATGGTGTCGATACTGGAGCGGAACAGGGCAAAGATAATTACCTTGCGCTCGGTCTCTTCCAGCACTTCCTCCAACACCGCCAAGCGCGGCGCGGCGTCGAACTCTACCACTTCCCTGTCGTCTGTGTATGCTGCACCGCAAGATATTTGTAGCAGCTTGTTGACCGCCACGCCTGCATTGATTGCGCTGATCGTCTCGCCTGCCGCGCTGACCATCATCTGCTCCTTGAGCAGCTTGTAGTACTTGGCCTGCTGTGGGGTCATCGGCACCTCCCTTGTCACCGTGATGACAGGCGGCAAGTCAAGGCACTGGTCTTTTGTAAAACGTATTGCTGGCTGGAGTGCGTCATACACCATCTCCCTTGCGCCCAGCTTTGGAGCCCACTTGAACATGGTGATCTTGTTCATTACCTTGTCGCGCCACGCCGTCTGGAACTTGGGCACACCAGCGGGGTTCACCAGCTTGGCAAGGCCGTAGGCATCCACAGGCGACTGCGAAGCAGGCGTACCCGTCATCATCCACAGGTAGGTGTCGGGGCGGATGATTGAGGCCAGTGCTTTCCAGCGGCGTGTGCTTGGGTTCTTGTAGGCGTTGGCCTCGTCCACAATCACAAGGTCGAAGCGGCCATCGTTGATGACTTCCTTGGCAATCAGGTTGAGCCCATCGTAGTTGGCGATGACGATCTCGTAGTCCTGCTGAATCATTTCAATGCGCCGCGCTGCTTGGGGATGGTGGGCTACGATGGCACTGCGGTGGATGACGCTGCGGTTGATGTCCCCCATCCATGCGCTGTGCATGATAGACAGCGGGCACAGGATAAGTACACGGCGCACTTCGTTGCGTTGCATCAAGAAGTCAGCCGCCCACAAGGCCGAGAGCGTCTTGCCAGTGCCGGGGTCGTTGAAGCAGAAAGCCCTGCGGTGTAGCGTGAGGAATGACGCGGTTTCTATTTGATGCGCCATAGGTATGTAGCGCCCCGGCCAGTTGTATCGTTTGGTGATAGGTGACGGTACATCACGCACACCCAAGTTCTTCAGCACACGCGACTCGTCGAGTCCCCAGTACACAGCCACTTGGTATATGCCGTCCTCTTCGCTGAGAACCTTGTGTTTTGGAATGATGCTGAATTTGTGTGGGTTGCGTGTGCGTAGCACCAACGCCTTGTTGTCAACGATTTCCATTTTTTTCTTTCAGTACGTAATAGTAAGAAACGTCGTCATTATCAAAAGTTTTAGTGAACTGTCTTTCTACGAATCCTCTTCTATGTAACTCTTGAAAAACTTTTAGCATGTCTCCTTCTACATCCTTTGACAAAACGGCGGGCCCTTGAAAGCTAACAAGCCACAGGTTCTTTAGTATGTCTGTTGAAACATCTTCAAACCCTGTGTCTTCAATGTCTGGCATTCTTGAATCAAGCGCACCTCTTGGGTCAGCCCAACCAAAGCCGTACCTTTCGCTTGCTTTATATTTAAGCGTGCTCATTTACTTCTCCTATTAATATCTTCTGCACACGTACCTAGCTCTGTCAGTTAGATAGTGCGTTTCTATTTCACCCGCTTCACGCATCGCTCTGTACGCTTCAGAAAAAAATGCGTCAGCTTCAATTGCTTCGAGCGAAACCCAGTCGTTTCCCCAACGTGCTTCCCACAAATCATGCATCACGTCTAAAGAAGCATGACCGTTCTCATTTGATGGAGTGGTCTGACTTGCGGGCATACGATCTGTTTGCGCTTGCGCTTTCTACACGCAGGTTGCTACGAATTGTTTTACCGCCTTTGCTCAGGGCTTTCTTGTGATCGACATCTTTGCCGTCACCTTTATGCACCAACCCCTCACGCTCCATCATTGCGCGGGCTTTGTTACGCGCTGCGCGTTTCTTCTTGACTGCTGGCGTACCGTCATACTGCTCGTACTCTTTTGCGTATGGGCGTGGTTTGTTTACGTAAGGCATGATTTTCCTTTCAGTGTTTTTTGTTGAACTCGCAAGTCTTTACTGGGCACCAACCGCACAACGGTGTTTGGTTTGGGTTCCACACGTTGTTGGCATAGCTGGCCTCCAGCCGCGCTGTCCGCTCCCGATACTCCCACCAGTGTGCGTGGATTTCTTCGCGGGTCATGGACATCTTGACCATATCATTTTTCACGATGAACAGCAACGCCGAGTTGACCTTGCGGATGTGCGGGAAGTGGGCGAACACCATGAGTGACATGAGAACAAGCTGGTCTCTGTCGGGGTACTTGTTGTTGCCTGTCTTCCAGTCGCCCACCCATGCGGTCAGGTTCTCGTCGTCAACGATAAGGATGTCGGCAATGCCACGCACCCACACGTTGGCGGCTTTCCAGTCGCATGGCTGCAACTCCTTTGTCAGCGCCATCTCGTACTCCGCAAGCACACGCCCACTCTTCTTGAGCATGGCGTCTACTGTGTCCTTGAACTGCTCGTACTCCGCTGGTATGGGCTTGCCATCACGGATGTAGAACTCAATGGCTTCGTGTACTTGATTGCCGTACCGCGTGGCTTCGGTCTCTGTGAACGGGTAGTTCTTCAAGACCTTGACCTCGTAGTACCTGCGCTGACAGCCCTCAAAGTCTTTGAGGGAGGAGTGTGACCATGCGATATTTTTCATAGCTTTGCGGACTCAACGGAGTCGGCCAACAACGTGCCGAACATAGACACAAACTTCTCGTCATCACGTAGCGGGTGCTTCATGTTGTGCAAGACGGCATGGGTGATTTCATGCCAGAAGGTGTCGCTCATTTCTTCGCTCTCGATCTCGTTGCCGTGTGCATCGTGCGTTGCAAGCCAGATGATGCCGTTCGTGTAGTCAATGGTGCCCAAAATATTCTTGGTGCGTGCATGACGTGTTTTGATTACTGTGTAGGTTGTTTTGCCTACGGTGATTTTCTTTGGTATCAACACTTGCTTCTCCTAGTTTTTAGCTAACCCATACCTACGGTGTGCGCCACCGTCAGCGTTCAATGGAATCCCCGGCATGTACCGTGGCTCCATAGTCATTTGCGCCAAGACCCAAGTCTTAGCGTCCTCAACCTCTGCGTCCGGCACAACGGCAATAAGCTCGTCATGCACTGTTCCCTTGACAGGATACCTTTTGGATACCCTGAGCATGCCATCCGTCATCACGATACGCGCCAAGGCTTGCGTGATGTTGTTCGTTATCTTCCCTGCATACAACTTGGTAGCGTGTGGCCCATAAACTATTTGGCTCTTACCTTTGTCGTCTTTGGTCTGCCGTAGATCAGGGTACAGCAGCTTCATTCCGTTGGGCAATTCTATCTCGCCCTTCCTGAACGTAACGCATTTATACACCATTTCTTCGCCGCCCACAAGGGCTGTGTGCAGGGCATGGTCGCACAGGCTCCAGAACGACACAACGGGGTGCGCAGTTCTCCTATACGTATCTATGATAGCTTTGGCGGCAAGGCTGTGATACACGAGTTCTTGTATGGAGCAAGTGTGGGGAATCGCCATCAGCTTGTCCTCGTTGCCATCCCACTCCGCAAACCTCTGCGCGTACTCTGAGTCAACCCCCAACAGCTTGGCAAAGTCTTTGCTGTACCGCACAGGGGGAGCGCCGAGGAATCCTGTCAGAAGTTGTTGTGCAAAAGATGCCCACCCCAGACCATAGCCACAGCCCAGCAACGCGGACTTGGCCGACTGACGCAGATCAGGGTGGCTGTCCTTAGTCATGCCGGGGATGTTGAACATCTGCGCCCCGAACGCCGCGTAGGGGTCACCGCCTGCTCGGAAGATGTCCAGCATGTCCTCGTAGTCCGACAGCCAAGCCAGCACACGCGGCTCAATCTGCGACAAGTCACCAACAACCAACTGGTAGCCCTCGGGAGCCATGATCGCTTTGCGCAGGAACGAGCCGCGCTTTAAGTTCTGCATGTTGATGGCGCTACCCTTGCTGGCCGTCCAACGCCCTGTGGCTGCGCCGTAATAGCTCAGGGGTACAGGCAGTGCCCCGCGCTGGGAAATCTCCAAGAAACGTTGTGCCCGTGTGCGCTCGGTGGTGGACTTGACCTTGAGCCTAGCCTCGCACAGCGCAGCCACGTCCTCGTTGTCCCCATTGAGTAGGGCTTGGAAGTGGGCATCGTTCTTTGCCAGTGCCAGCGTCTGCTTGCCCGTAGTCTTACTGGTTTTCATGGGAGCCACAACGCCCAGCTTGGACAGCAGTTCTGCAAACTTGGGGTTGGATGCTAGGTACTTCTCGTCTACATCAAGACGTTGCAGTAAACCTTCGCGGGTGGCACGCTCTTCCTCAATAGCTTTGGCCAACATCTCTTGGTCAAGCTGCAACACGGGCTCGGTGTACATCTTGAGCGTCATGTCGATGAGCCGTAGCTCCGAAGCAGGGTATACTTTTACGAGTCGTTCAAAGATGGCTTCGCACAAAAACACGTCGTGTTTGCAGTACTCTGCCAATTCACTTTCGATCTTCGTATCCAGCTTGCTGAGTCCGTCTGTAGAGTGCACGGCACGTCCCTTTTCAGGAAGCCCGAAATCTGTTGCAAGTCGGGCGAGACTGTTGCCAACCTCCACGCCGCGTAAAGCTCGCGCCATTGACAGCGTGTCGAAGATAAAAGCGGGTCTGACGCTATACCGCCAAGAGAGTATGGACACGTCGAATTGGGCGTTATGTGCAAGTACGGCGGTTCGTCCCCAATCGTATGTCGATAAGACTCTATGAAGCTCATCTCCTCGATACCATTGAGTGCTGCTGTCGCTGCCGAACTCATGGATACAGGCTCCGAAGGCCAGAAACTCATCCGCACGTATGTACTCCTCGGTGGTCATCTTGGACAGCGTGTAGCGCTTACTGTCCCAACGTGTTTCAAAATCTATTGTCAGTATGCGATCGTACGGTTTACTCAATTAAGTTTCTCCTTGGGAGTGTTCATGGCGGCTACGTCTGCCATACGACTGGCAAGCACAGCGGACAGTAGTCCCGTAGCATCGCGGTGGTCTAGCCCTATTTGGAATATTTCTGTGTTGCCGTTCTCTATGTTGCCCGTAATGAGCAGGCCTACCTCTGACGAGTCGGCCATGAAGCAGCGTGCAACGGACTCAACGCAGTGGCGAAAGTAATCACGCTCCTCGGGGGAGAACGTGTCAACCATTTCTTGAAACAGTTCGGCGGTTATGGGGTTTTTACTCATGATAGGTAGCCTTTCAGTTGGTCTATGTTTTGCTCGTTGATGACGAGCGCCGTCCCCCCTGAGCTACGTATGCGGCTCAGATGAGATTCTTGAAGCGCAGTTGTTTTGCCTGCGCCTGCTTTCGCTTCGACAGCTATGAAGCTGCCATTGAAACAGATTAAGAAGTCGGGTACACCAGAGTTGCCGTACCCAGTACCGATTGGCATGGCGTAGTACGCGCCTGCCTCATCAAGTATTTTTCTAATTTGTTTTTTTACTTTAGCTTCTGGTGTTGCCATCTGCATTCTCCTTTTGAATTAGTGAGGGGGTCAAGTAGATTCCACGCCCCCTCGGTCGTGGTTGGAACTCGGTATCGAAGGGCATACCCGGCTAAGCACCCCTCGATACCAACAAAACGTAGTCGCATCTACTAGGCTTGTACGCGTTGCCATCATGAACTGCTTAGCCTTGTTGTTTAATCATGCGCCTTATTTCTTGCATGGCGTCTTTCCAATTTTGTTGAAGCTGTTCAATCACTTCTTGTTGTTCCTGCATTCGCAGATACGAATCCGTGCAGAACTTGGCCAAGTTCTCGTTGCTCCACGCGGCGAAGTTTGGAATGTCTTTGGGCTTGTTCAAGGGGGCTCTCCTTCGGTTTGGGACAATTTTCGGGTGGAACAATAACACACCAAACAGCCGCCCACTGGCTTTTGTTGCTTGTCCAGCGGTCAATGTAAGCGTCAGGCATTTCGGGCAGGGCGCGGTTGATTGCGCCCCGGCTTTTCTCCATGCGCTCGGCTATGTCAGTGACTGTCAGGCCATCGTGGTACTGCTGAAGCAACATCCTTATGCCGTGGTGGTTGGACTTGCGCATTGTTGTTCTTTCTCCTTGTTTCTTTTGGGTAGGGGTAGCCAGCCTATGCACCAGTTCCTGTTGTAGAAACCCGTGCAGCAAATGCCGCCCGTTGTGAGCAGTAGCACCTTGGTATCCTGCGGCGGCATCGGGTCACCAGCGTCAGGGTACAGAAACTCCTGCCCTCCTGCTAGGTAGTTATCCACTGTTCTTCTCCTGTAATACCTTGCTTACATACTTTGCCACAGTCATTTCGTGCTGGGTGAAGCCCGATGTTTCTTCCGGTGTTAGCCCTACCCAAGGGCGCTGTGGTGGGGCGGTGCTCCATCCTTGATCTCTTGCTGTATCAGCAATGCATTCCGGCGAGTGGTCAAAACCGTTTTCGTTGCTGGCTTGGCATTTCCTACCTTTGCAGGTTTGAGGCTCCTGCGCTGGCTTGGGGAACGTTTGAGCGCCAAATGAGCCACAAAATGGGCATTCGATTGCTTGCCACCCAAGTGCAGCCAACTTCTCGTAATCAACTAATTCCAACTTGTCCTGCGCTGTATGCACCAACCCATCAGGCTCATGGTCTGCCCAATTAACTTGGTCTATTGTCTTGGCACTTGCCGCTTTCTTTTTGCTTTGATAGCCTGTCATGTTGTTCCCCTTGCTTTGAAATCTTCTAAATTAAACGTAACCTCGGTGCTGTTTGCCCAACGGTCAAAGTCCTTCAACTCACAGGACATATCAACCACGCCAGCATGAAATCGAAAGCGCCATAGTCGTCCAGCCTTCTTCGCAATACAGCAACCAAAACCATAGAAGTCACGCTCTACTTTGAAACCCCTGCGTTTAAGCAGCGTCTTGAATGCTGCTCGTCCAGCAAACTTAGGGCGGGTATATTTCCATTTTTTCATGTGTCTTCCCCTTCAAGGTTTTCAATGTGAGTTGTCAAGTCAACGATGCGGGCTGTTTGGCGCTCCAGCATTGCGTCTTGCTCAGCCACTATTTGCTTGTAGCCAAGCAACTCGCCTTCTAGTTCGTGGATGCGGTGTTTCAAAGCGCGTATGTCACCCGATGTGTAAAAAGCCGCGCCTTTTTTGTCAATGCGGTTTTGCACCCATGCGTCAAGTTGAATTGAGTATTGGAAGTAGCCAAACGGCTCCTGCACAGGAAGTCCATTGGCGTCAATAATTACCTGCTCAGTCATGTTGCTCCCCTTGCGCGGATTGCTTGCTCAACACGATTGGCAAGCCCACGATCAGCTCCAAGCAATGCAATGCCCGCCCTATAAGCACACTCTTCACGCTCATGCGCTGCTACCAAGGCGGCAAAATGTTCTATGTCGCCGTGCAAAGTCAACCCGTTAGCTTCAATCAGTTCTTTAATCCGTTCGTTCATGCGTCACCTCACCCACGCAATGAATGCCGCGCCTGCAAATACGCAGATAACTAGAAAAGCAATCAGGCTTTTGACCGCACCAAACGTCTCGGTGTACGG